AACATTTGGGACAACTTGTTTGAAAATCAGTCCGATCAGTTGCGCACTGTGCTCACTAACGAAATACAGCGCGTGGTGGGATTAGATCCGAGAATTCAGTTGACCAGTTTAGAAATATTTCCTCAACAAAATGGGATACTTTTGCAGGTAGGACTGACATTTGTGCCCAGTACCGATGCGCAGCGACTGGCCTTGTTCTTTGATCAGCAAACGCGCAGTGCCAGCTATGTCACTTAACACAGCCGTTTATTTTCACAATAAATAAAACAACACCACACTACTATGGCCAAATCCACTAGACAAACTGCAATTTTCGGGGTAGAAGACTGGAGAAGAATCTACCAAACCTACCGCGAAGCTGACTTTCAAAGTTATGACTTTGAAACCTTGCGCAAGAGCTTTGTTGACTATTTGCGCCAATACTATCCAGAAACATTCAATGACTACATTGAATCTAGCGAATTTATTGCCTTGCTGGACCTCATGGCATTTATGGGTCAAGCAATGGCGTTTAGAAATGATCTAAACACCAGAGAAAACTACTTAGACACAGCAGAACGTAGAGACTCGGTGGTTCGTCTTGCTAACCTTGTGAGTTACACACCCAAACGTAACATTGCTGCATCGGGGTATTTGAAAGTGTTTAGCGTACAAACCACAGAGAACGTCACAGACATCAACGGTATTAACCTAGCCAATGTCACCGTGAACTGGGCAGACCCTACCAACCCCAATTGGCAAGAACAATTTACTGCTATCATAAACGCCAGCCTGGTAGACAGCCAGCGTGTGGGCCGTCCTGGTAATCGCACCACAATTTTGGGTGTTCGCACCGACGAGTATACTGTTAATCTAGTACCAGGATTCTTGCCTGTGATACCTTACACTGCCACCATTGATGGTATCAGCATGCCTTTTGAAGTGGTGTCCAGCACCGCAGTAAACAAAGAATTTGTGTACGAACCTAGCCCACGTCCCAATGGGGAGTTTAATGTGTTGTTTCGCAATGACCAACTGGGATTTGAAAGCGCCAACACTGGATATTTCTTTTATTTCAAACAAGGCACATTACAAAATCAAGATTTCAACTTGGCCGAGCGTGTGAGCAATCGCACTGTGGATATCAACATCGAGGGTGTCAACAACACAGATCGTTGGTTGTACCAACTTGACAATGTGGGCAGCATTTCCAAGGAATGGACCTATGTGCCTAGTGTGTATGCCGCAGCAGCTGAACAACAAATTACAAGTCCACGAACAGTTTATAGCACTAGCAGTAGAACCAACGACCAGATCACATTGAATTTTGGTGATGGTGTATTCTCGGCCATACCAGTGGGTCAGTTCCGTTGTTATGTACGTTCATCAAATGGTTTGCAATACATTATCAATCCAGAAGAGATGCAGGCTGTGCAGGTGCCTATCAGCTATGTGAGCCGTACAGGTCAGTTACAGACTATTACTTTTACCTGCGGTCTTACCACACCTGTTAGCAATTCTCAGCCACGTGAAACCATTGCCGAAATCAAGCAACGTGCACCTGCTCGTTACTACACACAGAATCGCATGGTCAACGGTGAAGATTACACAAACTTTCCATTCACCGCCTATAATTCAATTATCAAAAGTACTGCATTGAATCGCAGTGCCATTGGCACCAGCAGATATCTTGAACTGGTGGATCCCACCAACAAGTATTCCAGCACAAACATATTTGCCAGTGACGGTGCATTATATCAAAGTCTTACATTGCCCACCTTCCTGTTTACTTTTGCCACTACCAATGAAATCAACAATGTCATTGTAAACCAAGTACAACCTGTGTTGGCTGGTTATGAAATGCAACAGTTTTACTATGGTTACTTCCCACGTGTAAGCCTAAGCACATTGCCAACCACTTGGCATCAAAGTACCACACTGGCCAATGAGACCACTGGATATTTTGTCAATGCCCTGGGCAATCCTGTGAGCATTGGTAGTTACAGCAGCAGCAATCTCAAATACATTGTGGTGGGGAGTTTGGTAAAATTTGTTCCACCCGCTGGTTATTTCTTTGACGCCAACAATAGATTGGTAGCAGGCCTACCAACCCAACCCAATGAAAAATTAATTATCTGGGCCAGTCCCACTGGCGTGGTCTTAGATGGTACCAATCAAGGACAGGGTAACTTTAGCAATGGCGTGGGACCTGTGACACTGAACAACTTTGTACCCACCGGTGCCATAGCCAGTGAAGTGATACCATTGTTTGTTACCGACTTGCCCACTGCATTTGAGCAAAGCATGGCTGAGCAAGTGTTGCTTCAACGCAATTTTGGCATTGGCTATGACAGCCTAGGTACTATTACTGGCACAGCCGGCACATGGTATTTGATCACCAGTACCAACCTAGATCAAAACGCTGCCTGGAGTCAGGTCAATGCTGGCAGCACAGCAGGCGTTAACAACGATGCTAGTTGGCTAGTACAATTTGTCACAGATGGTGTGACTTACACAGTGACATCGCGAGCTTTGGATTACTTTTTTGGCAGTGTGATACAAACAAGATTTTTCTACTATGGTGGCGAACCAATTTTTGACAGCAGAACAGGCACAGTAATTCGCGACTATGTGAATGTGTTGAAAACCAACAGCAGACCCGACAGTGCATTGCCTCAAAACACAGATATTCGACTGCGCATTGCAGGACAGCCTGTGCTAAGTGATGGTTACGTGGATGACTATCAAGTGCTAGTCACATTTGAAGATTCTGACAGTGACGGTGTGCCTGATGATCCTGACTTTTTCAACGAGATTGTGGCACCCAACGTCAACCCCACACAGAAACTAGTGTTTTTCCAACGCATAGTAGATTTTGATAACTTACAACGCTATGTGTTGATTGACAGTGGTATTGTTAATTCCGACTACGCAACTAAAAATGATATCGAACTGGTCAAGCTGCAGTATGTGTCAGGACAGATTTTTTATGCCTACAATCAGACTACCACTATAGACAACTACACATTCACCGGCACCTTTTATCAACTGTTGATTGCTACAGATGGATCCAGATACCTACAGTTGCTCACAGACTACATTGCGAGAACTGGTCGTCAAGACCTAGCTTTCCAGTATCGTCACAACAGTCCATTGACCAGCAGAATTGACCCTGCTACCACAAACATCATTGATGTGTATGTGGTAACACAAGAATACTATATTCAGTATCAAAATTACATCAGAGATGTCACAGGAACTGTGCCTGAACCCACACCACCTACCATTGATGAACTCAACACTGCCTACAGCGGATTACAAGATTATAAAATGTTAAGCGACACAATGATCCTAAACTCTGTGCAGTTCAAACCATTGTTTGGTAACAAAGCCCAACCAGATCTTCGTGCCACTATCAAGGTCATCAAAGCCTTCGATACCACAGTCACAGACAGCGAAATCAAAAACTTGGTAGTCACTGCTATGAATGATTACTTTACCATTGACAAATGGGACTTTGGTGCTACATTTTATTTTTCAGAATTGGCAGCCTACATCCATCAACAAATAGGCACTGTGGTCAGTTCAGTTGTATTGGTACCAATCAATCCTCAAAAGAGTTTTGGTGATCTATACGAAATTAGATCCGAACCCAATCAAATATTTGTCAACGCTGCCAATGTAAACAACGTTGAAGTCATCAGTGCGCTGACCAGCACTAATATCCGTACCGCACCTGGTAGTGGAGTAATTTAATGGCCAGTGTACGCACAGTAGAACTACTGCCAGAGATTTTTCAGACTGACACCAACAAGATGGTGCTGGGCGCCACACTGGATCAGTTGACACAAGAGCCTAACTTCAAAACCATTCAGGGCTATGTGGGACGCAGTGTGGGTCCTGGGGTAAATCCCAATGACAAGTATGTAACCGAACCCACTGCCACCAGAACAGACTATCAACTAGAACCCGGCGTGATCAGCCTTGATCCAGCCAATGTTCAAAGTATAACCAATGCCATAACCTATCCTGGCATTATTGATGCATTGTCTTTGCAAGGTGCCAATACCACCAGAGCAGATAGACTGTTTACCAGCGATTACTATACCTGGGATCCGTTTATTGATTTTGACAAGATGGTCAACTACAGTCAATACTACTGGTTGCCTTCTGGTCCAGATGCAGTGGATGTGTTTGCTGGAGAAGTTCCATTGACAGACAACTTTGTGGTCACACGAGCCAACGGTGTGTACACATTTTCAGGTGTGGAAGGGGATAATCCCACACTGACCTTGGTTCGTCAAGGCAACTACACATTTCAAGTGGCACAAAATGCCACAGAAACTGTAAACTTTAGAGTTACCAACCGAAGCAATAATGCTTTCTTGATTGACGGTATTGCCAACCCAACATTGACCTTGGTACGTGGCAATACCTATGTGTTTAATTTGTTGTTGACTGGCGACTATAAGTTTACCATTCAATCAACCCCGGCATTCAATGTCAACAATGACTACAACAATGGTGTAAGTCGTAACAGTAGCAGTGCAGGATTACTGACATTTACGGTGCCTCAAGATGCGCCTGACACACTGTATTACAGCAGCAAAAATGAATTTTTAATGGCTGGTACATTTAATATTGTTAACGGTACTCCTGGCACCGGGCCTGGATTTTGGATTCAAACAGATCCAGGCGTTAATGGTCGCTTGCCTTATGCCCCCAACATCAGCAGCAGAGATGTTTTGGGTGTAATCAACAACGGTGAAGATCTTGGCACAGTGACTTTCAATGTGCCCTTGGCCACAGCACAGAGTTTTTACTACAATCTCACTGACATAGGTAGTGTAGATTTGATAGTGGCTGATTTGCAGTTTGATCAAATCAACAATGTGTTTGTGGATCAATTTCTTGCTGAGTATGGCGGCATTGATGGCATTAGAAATCTCAATGGTCGTACCTTGGTTTTTCTCAATCAAATTCCTGATGCTCAAGATGGTGGTTGGCTAGTTACCACACAGTTTGATCCATTAGCACAGGACTCGGCCAACAACGGCTTGACTGGTAGCTATGATACTACCACATTTGATCAAACCACACCCATAGACGATGTAGCCCTGCGCTACAGTGTATGGCAGATTCAATACGTGCAGGCCGTGGGCGGTGGTTACTACATGAAACTGGTCAGTGTAGAATCGGTCAACAACTTAGAAAAATTCAATATTCTGTACGGCGATGTGTACGCCAGCACCAATTGGTATAAAAATTCCTCTGGATATTTTGAACAGATTCCTTTGTTGACTGCTGCAAAAAATTTACTGTACTATCAAGACGGTACCGATCCTGAAATTTTTGGTCAAATAAGACTGATTGATCAAGCCGATGCTGGGATACTCAATGTTGACGAAATTATTGGCAAAAAGAATTATACCAGCCCCAATGGAGTGGCATTTACCAATGGCCTCAAGGTACAATTTATTGGTCAAGTCACACCTTCAAGTTATGCTGGCAACCAGTATTATGTAGAGGGTGTGGGCGTAGCAATCAAATTGCTGCCGGTGACCAATTATGTAACCCCTGAGACCTATACCGAGAGTGCAACTGTTCCATTTGACAGTACACCGTTTGATGTAGGCAATTTTGATGCCAGCCTAAATCAACCTTTAGTACCAGACTATCTGACCATTAACAGAGCCAGTCCTGATCTCAATGCTTGGACACGCAGTAACCGTTGGTTTCACGTTGATGTGATCAACGCAGCAGCTCAGTACAACAACATCCTTCCTGTGTTAGACAATGCTTACAGAGCCAAACGACCTATTCTTGAATATCGTGCTGGTACC